GTGCTTGATATGTCATCGGTGAAAAGAAAAATTGGAGATGAGACTCGGTATTCTCGTGCGCTTGCACTCGTGTCCGCGTAGAAGCGGCGATTTGCAATGCGATCAATTGATCGTGAAGCGGCTTCAACAAATGATTCAAGAAGTGTGTCATCAATACTGTCGGTGATTGATAAGAATGCTTTTGCTTGTGCGAGTGTTGCGTATCCGTTAGTTATGGCCATGATCAATCCTTTCGTGGATCAAAGTTAAAAGGGGATCCAATCGCCTTTGATTTGTTTTAAGGTCAAAGCATGATTTGCCGCTTGTGATGCTCCTTGTCACAATTGACTCCATCGTGCGCCTCGCTATTCGAAAAGATTGATCATGGGTTTTGGCGATGAGAGCCCACGCGGAAGGGTCGCGGACTCTCATCAATCTATGAGCTAAAAGCTCGGCGAAGCCAATCCGGTGCCATTAATTGCGGCAATAGCACCCGGATATCTCAAAGAAGTGAAGGCAGAATATCCGAATAGCACCATGTTGATGGCAACTTTTCCGGCCGGCTCTTCAAACTTAACCATTTGCGGCCCATCTTCCCAAAGGTGGCACTCATTCAAATCAACGACATAAATCGCATCTTGATTTGTGCTTGCTCCGAGATTTGTGGCCACATTTGCATCGGTAATAATTGGTAATCCGAGAAGTGAATATCCTGAATTGCCATAAGCCGGAAGTCCGGTACCAACGCCCATTGCATTTTGTGGATTGTTCGCGGTTGGAACAACCAACGGACGATTGCTTCCATCAAGACCGGCCAAGAAGAATCCAAGACGGCGAGGATGCATGATGATTGCATTTGGTGAAGCGAAGATGGTTGATTGCACTTGCTGAATTGCATCGGCGATCTTAGGGAATACGCCGGCCACGGTGCCCGTGGTTGCGGTGTAGGTTACCAAGATTCCGGTGGTCATTCCGGCAAGTCCTAATGGCTGGCCATTTGAGCCGGTGCCGTTAAGAAGTGAATTGTCAAGCTTTGTATTGTAGGCACGGATCAAGTCACCGACCACAATATTTTCAATATTGTAACCGCGCATCAATGCTTGCTTTGATACTGAGTTTTGTCCGGCGATGGTGTTGATGTTCACGGTGAGAGTGGTGTCATCCGGATCTTGTGTGACGGCGGCGGTGTTTTGTGAAGTTTGATATGCAACATCCGTGCCGGTCGTTAGTCGGCTTATGACGACCGACATTCCTTGAGCTGGCATGGTGTGCTTGCGTGCGGCATCGGCAAAAGGCCGACCAGCGCGAGCAAGTGGCGCATATAGATCCACAAGATATTGCGGTACGACAAGTCCATCAAATGATGAAGTCGAAGCGGCACGCAATTCAACGGCCATTTCATTTTGATGGCGTTGAATGCGATCGCGTGCATCGCTGTCTCCACCAAATTGAGCCTTAAGTGCATCGCTCAAAAAATTGCTTGCGTTGCGTGCTGAGTAAGTTAATTCTTCGCTGACTACATAAGCCGGAGAAGCCGATCTTTTTTCTGCCTTTGGTGCGCTCGCATCTACCTTTGCGGCAAGATCTGCGGCTTTGGAATTGCGAAGCTCGATGTCTGAAATCTGTTCAATTCTTTCATCTAACTTTTTGACTTCGGTGCTTAATGCTTCGACATTGACAAGCTCGACTTCGGTGAGATCGCGCACTTCTTCGGCGGCGCGTTCCACGATTGACTCGATCATCGATGTCTTGCTCTCACGCTTTTCACGCAATGAGCCAAGAAATGCATTTGACATATTGATCTCCTATTTTTTTGAATGGTCATGGATAGCGAAAAGGTGTCGATCGCCATCCGAAGCGAGGTGTCGCATTTGCGAGGTGTCGCAACTAGGGTCGAGGTGTTTTACGACTTTGATAAATTGTACCGTATTGAGTTTAGATTTTGTAAAATGTCAAGTGCCTTTTGCTTGCGTGTTTCCATCGGTTGCCATGCGTTGCAATAATAATTTGCGGCAATAGGTGCTTGCCATTTTGTGCAATAAAGATTTAGATTAAAAATGCAATTGCCACAATTACGGCCTTCGGGTACATCCTCACTTGATGCCGGACGATAGTTATCCGGCAAAGCTCGATCCTGATATTCATCTTCATTGCGATTTTGTGACACGATATTTTCTGCCCACGATCGTCCGGCATCTCCACCCCAAAGAGCCCATGCAATACGACCGTTTGAAGGATAGCCATCTTCGCCCGGGCTAAATCCTTCGGCTTGCTTGTCCACTTCATGCCGAGCAAAAAATGACACCATGCGATTGACGGTTTCAAGTGGCAATTGCTTGCCGTTACTTATATCGCGAGCGCGTGCAATTCCGATCTCGGTTCCACCGCGACCATATTCACTTCGCCAATCCAATCCTCTTTGTGCTTCGGTTTTCATTGCCGCGGTTGGTGTGTAGCCATCAACTCTTTGCCCATACTCTGCAATGTTTAATGCGGTCAATTGCGCTTGTGCTTGATTCTCGGTGCGATGACATCCAAGGAGTTCACTATCGGAATCTTTGATGACCGCATAGCCCGAACACTCCGGATGATCGGTAACGATTGAAAATGGCATTTAGACTTTTAGCTTTGCCAAGATCTCGCGTGCCGCATCAAGTCTCGGAGAATCGACATCGGTAAAGTCACGCATCCCGGTCACACTTGCAAGATCTCCGTATGCTCCAAAGGTTACAAGCGAGACTTCGGCCAAATGTGCTTTGAGCCGCTCGACTACGCCATCGGCACGCTTGCGATTTTTTAATGGCATGAACCCAATCGACAATTGATCCAATGCGCCATCTTTGACAAGCTCTAAAACTTCATCTCCGGCTTTGGTATTGGAGATTCTAAATTCACCATATAAGCCCTTGTCGGTCTCTCGAAGTAAAGTGGCACGGCCAAGCGGTAAAGCTTGAGCATCGTGGCCGCGTAGAAGCTTGACCCGAAATGCCGCCTTGACCACATCGGCAAATGCACCCTTGCGAAATACCTCGGTCAATCCCGGCGCGACCTTTTGCTCAATGTCATAAGGCACGGCGATCCCAGTAATGGTCCGGCCATCGCCTTCGATGCGATATTCAAGCTCCGCAAAGTAGCTTCGATTCTCAACTTTAGATTGATTCGATATAGTCATCGGCTTCTCCTTCGGACTCAACTTCATCGACATCGGTTTCTTCAATCTCATTTTCTGCATCATCATCAAGTGCTTCTCTTTGTTCCATCGAACGCACTTCATCAACGGTCAAGAATCCACTACCAATTGCAATTGCATGTGCTTGATATCTGCTCAATGTGTCGGTGCGCAATAGTGAGTCATAATTGAATTTCGCCTGTTGGCCGCGCACAAGTAGATCCGACAAAGCTTCTTCGATTCGTTGCGCAATTGGTTGAATTGACCATCGCACCAATTGAAGATTCTCTTGCTCAACATTTGAATATGTGCGCGAAGCATTTGGACTTCCAAGATAGTAAGCCGGGAGTCCAAGCATATTTGAAGCCGTAGTCAAATCATTGACTTGCGATTCAAGCAATTGTGACTCTTGTGCGTTATTGCTTAACACTTGAAATTCGGTTGATGAGTTCATAACTACCGGCGCACGATTACGGCCGGAATACATTGACATCCAACTTGATTTCATTGCATCGGCTTCTTCTTGTGTCAAATCCGGATTTGCAGATTTAAGCACGGCGGTCGGTACTACACCGCCATCAAAATATCTTGCGGCGTATTCATTGATTGCAATTGATTTTCCAATACCTTGTTTTTGTGTTGCAAGAAGTCCAACGCCTACGACCGACCCTGGCATTGAAAAATTCTTGATGTGCAAGATTTCATTTTGATCATATATGCGATCATCAATTTTATAGACAAGCCGGCCGCGCTGTCTTTCTACATGAACGCGATCGGGAGATACGGGATAAAAATTATCTGGCAATCCATTGGCACCGGGTTCACCAAGTACCGCAATATAATTTCCGTGCATAATTAAAGAAGCGGCCATCGCTGAAATTGTTTCCATGCGAGTCTCCGGCGGATTTGGTCTCACCAATATTTGCGGAGTAGGTGTAACCAATTTTCCATTGCGAAAACTGTGAAGCGGCAAAGCACCAATTGCATCGGCAATCAATGTCACGCCGCGAAATATTGCCGGCACTCCAAGAGCCGTTTCTTGATCGACATATGTGCCAGACCAAGAGCCTTCATAAAATCTTCCAACGCGACCAAGTGAATCGACGAATCCGGTGTTGGTGTAAACTGTTGAAGGTTGAATTTGTCTCTTAAGAATTTTCCCAAGCATCATTCACTCCGTTCAACGGCGAGTCCAAATAATAAAATAACGGAGCCCGCAAATAGTACCGCAATGATGGTTGAAAATGTTGCAATTCCGGCGGTGAGTATTGCGCAACCTATGACTTGCAATGCGGTTGCAATATATGTTTTCATCAAAATATCCGACTCCTTTGTATTGGTTTATCTTCCGGCGTATTTGTTACTCCATACCGTGCAAGTGTTACCGCGACAAGCGGCGTGATATTTGAAGCATTCTTACGATTCCAAGCCCATGCATCGCCGAGGGGTCTTTTGCTTGCTTCGGTAATTGCCGAGCGAAGAAGCGGATCATCAAGATGACAAAGAGTGCGCGCGTGTACCGCATCATAAAAGGATCCACATGCCTTTCCGTAATCTCTCATTGATACCGTAATCACTTTGACACCGGCATTCTCAAGCTCACCAATCAAAGACCCGGCCGGAGATCCGCCATCAATGACCACCGGTGCTTTCCATTTTTTTGCTATCTCAATCAATCGCGGCAAAAGCCATTGAGTGCCATCGCGTGCATCGACTACTTCAACCGGAGTCAATCCGCGCACAAGTGCCGATGCACCGATTGCGGCTTTGTGTCGCTCGACCGAGATATCCACCGAAAGCACCATGCGCTCGCCGATAGTGATATCGGTACGCACAAGCGAATCCCAAAGATCCGGTGGCACTACTTGCACCGACTCTTGCGCCGGCCAGACATTCAACCATTCACGGGTGAAGATCTCCGGTGAATTTGTATTGGCCGCCTCGCGTACCGCCCGGATCTTTACGCCATATTCCAAATCCAAAGATGGGATTGCCTGATACCAGACATCTTCATCCATGTAATCGAAATCATCTTTTTCGGGAGCCCATTCAAACCATGCCAGATCACTCAATGGATCTTCTAAATGTGCATGTCCTAGATTCCGGTAATGGCTTAGAAGTTCGGAATGGATCGGATGGCCGGCATTGGAGACAATCCACAATTGACCATTTGCTTTTGTGCCAAGAGTAGGTTGCAACGCTGAAATCAATTCAAGCTTGTGTGTCAAGGCTTCATCGATTACGACCAGATCCAAAGATGTGCCGCGACCGCCTTTCGATGCGTTCGGTGTAATGATTCCGTAGCTTGAACCATTGGTGAAAAATATTCTTTCCGATCCATTGACCCGGCTCACTCGCTTGATCTTCTTGCGAAGTCGCGGAGCGGATTCAAGAATCTCGACATGTTCTTCCCATTTGGCTCTTGCCATGTTGCGATCTTGTGCGGTGTAAGCAATATGATGATTCGGCTTCATCGCTTCCATTGCAATCCGCGCCGAGATCAATTTGCTCTTTCCATTTTGACGGCCTACTTGCGTACAGATTGTCCGATATCGGTAAAAGCCATTCACCTTTTCAAGTGCTATGTCTGAGACATGTGCTTGCCAATCAAAGAGCTCGAAGCCCATGAGCCGGGCAACACGGCGCAAGATTTGCCCATCGGTCTCATTTGCAGGATCACGCGCGGTTCCCCATCTTGGCGGTGCTCCGGCGTGAGGCTTTAACTTAAGTTCTCCCATATATCTTCTTCATCCTCGATCACACCCACTTGCTCCCATGTCGCTCTTATCTCTCGAGCAATTGATGGAACGGTGTGCATGCCTTTGCCGGTCGCTTCAATCTGATCCCATGCCCGGGCAAGACCTAGCAATGACTCTTTGATTGATGCTTGAATATGCCCGTGCTCTTTAATCGATTCGGTCATCGCTTTGGAATGACGATATTGCCGAGTCGATTTCTTGGCCGGTGCTCTCACGCTACCAAGCGCGCGAATTTTTGTGGGCTCGCCTTGCGCGGTTGCCATAAGTTGCTCCCCTCGATGCGTTACATTTGGCACATGATGGTCTCAAGTCTCCTTGCCATTGCTCCGGATTCACAAATGAAGCAAGCGGTGGATCGTGATCAATTTGTGTTGCCAAAGACAAATGGCACCAATAACACATTGGCGATGAAGCTAAAAGTACCTTTCGGATTTTACGGTAATTCGAATCATATTTGCGAGAATGTAAAGTTTTTTCCCACGGTCTTTTCATATCTGTTTTTTTCTTTTGGTTTTTCCACAGGCCGGGGAGAGAGAAAAAGCGCGCG